ACGCTTCGGGCCATGGCATTGCGATCAAGTCGTATCGTGGTGACTATCTGGCTATCGACGGTGTTGCCGAAGTTCTGGAAGCCAATCTGGCCTACGACCACAAGGTTGTTTCGGCTGATCTGGGCGCGGTTATCGACAGCGTTATCGCCTAATTAACATGAAAGGGGAGAGAGAATGATCCCGACTAATTTTCTCTCCCTCTTCGATCCTACCCGAAAGCTGTACATCAAAAAGGATGTGCATCTTAGTGGTAGGCTCCGTAAGAGGGGTGAATACTACGATTGGAGAGGTGCTGGTGAATCGTATCAAACGATCCTGACCCTGTTCAATCAAGACTTCTTCTATCACCAAGACAATGAGGAAGAAGAAAAAGAAGTTTTTGCTGATGTATTCAACAAGAACCTTGATGGCATGAGCCTTACCGAACTTCACGCTTACATTGACAAACTCAATGAGAAGTTCCACGAAAAGGCTAAGACTGCAAAAGAATTTCGAGAGAAGAAATGTCCTAAAGTCCCGAAGGACGTTGAGACACAAGTTCGTCGGATCAAGTTCTGGCGTGACACTCATAGGAAACTGTTTGAATGATGAGAGGGCGACTGGATGGCTTGGTCATATGATCCTACCGATTTGAATACTACGACTGCCTCTGGTCGCCGCAACTCTGTCCGTCTGCTTGTGGGAGATACGGATACGACTGACCAGTTGGTTCAAAACGAAGAGATTGTCTTTGGCTTGTCGCAGGCTAATGACAATATCTACTACGCTGCTGCTTGGGTCTGCCGTACCATTGCTGCTAAGTTCAGCCGAATGGTTGACACCACTCTTGATGGTGCTTTGAGTGCAAAATACTCTGATCGCGCTAAACAATATCAGCAACTGGCCTCTCAGGTTGAAGCACAGGGTAAGAAGACCTCTGGTAAAGCTCTCGGGGTTTTTGGTGGTGGTTACTCGGCGTCTCAGATGCAAGTTGCTAACGAAGACCCGGATCGTGTCAAGCCTGCATTTGCTATTGACCAGTTCGACAATGTAGAGGCAGGGGAACAGTATATCCCTGATGAACCCAATGGCGTTTGACCCCTACACTCTGCGACAGATGATTAAGGAGCATGGAATAGCCCTCACGCTTCGTAAGAGAGCCGCTGGTGCGTATAATGCTGCTACGGGTGCTGTGACCCAGACAAACACAGACTACGCTGTACGGGGCTATTTCTACGACTATACGCCAGACATGATTGATGGCAGTTCCATCCTTCGTGGTGATCGTAGGGTTGTTCTTGACAACAAACTCACCAATGGGTCTGCCACCCCTGAGCCTGATGCCACAGATCAAATCATTGGTCTTGGTGATACAGTCAACATTGTCAAGGTGATGGAGATTAAGTCTGGTAGCGGAACGATGTGCTACTTGCTGCAAGTGAGGGAGTGACATGGTTCAAAGATCACTCACAGCCGTTATCAACAAGATTGAACAAGACTTGGATAGGGTAAGGACAGAATTTCTTACTAATGTTGCAGAAGATTTGGTAAACACCTCTAAACCTTTTGTGGACACTGGTGCTTATATCACCTCTCACTCTATTACTACTTCTCGTGGGGCAGGTAGAGGAAGAAGTTCTGATAACAAGCCGAAAGGTCAAGACCCTAACGCTAAAGGTGCAGAGGCACTCTCTCAGTTGATGGGAGACATTGCTGGCCTCCCCAAAGATCAAACACAAGTGTTTATCACCAACAATTCACCTCACGCAAACATTGTCGAATATAAGCATGGATACAATGTTTACAGTTCAGTCAGAAACCGTGCTGGATTACACTTGGCTGATGCAGTCAATAAAGTGAAAGGCTCACAATGAGTATCATTAATGACATTAGAGCCTGTCTGGACACTCACCTAGCAGGCACAGTTGGTCTACCTGCTGTAGCCTATCAGAACGTCCCTTACGAACCGACCACAGGAACCCCTTTCATCAAAGTCGATATGGTTCCCACTTCTCGTCGTCCTGCTGTTCGTGGTTTGAACCCACAACAACGATATGATGGCCTCTACAGTATCCTGATTTGTACACCAGAGAATATGGGGCCGGGTGCTGGTTACGACATTGCTGACTTGTTGCTTGACCGCTTCAATGCAACCACAGACATTTCTGTCAGCGGCCTTACAATCTCTATTGATTACTCAGAAGTCAGGACAAGTTTCCTTGACTCCCCCTTCTACTGCACTCCCGTGACTATCGCGTGGTATGTATATAACTGATAAAGGAAACTTAAAATGGCTTTTTCTCAAGGTTCTCGCGCTGGCCTTTCGTATGTCGTTGAATCGACTTTCGGCACCACCCCTGACACTCCCTCGCTTATCCAACTCCCCTACACCACCCACTCGCTGAACCTCTCGAAGGAGCGTGTGACGGGTACTGACATTCAGCCTGACCGTATGCCTCGTGTTGACCGTCATGGCAACCGTACTGCGGCTGGTGACATTGTGGCTGACCTTCGTAAAGGCGACTACGATGCCTTCCTTGAAAGTGCCTTCTTCAACACTTTCTCGACCAATGTGCTTAAAGTTGGCACCACCCCGAAGTTCTTCTCCATTGAAGATGCTGCAACTGACATTACCCAGTTCCGTCTGTTCACTGGTATGTCGGTGTCTTCGCTGGCTGTTTCGATCCGTCCGAACCAGATGGTCACTGGCACCTTCTCCATGATCGGTAAGAACATGTCGATCAGCGGCACTTCGGTCGATGGTACTAAGACTGCTTCTTCGGGCAACCAACCCTTCGATGCTTATTCGGGTGCTTTGAAGATTGCTGATGCTGGTGGTGTGCTTGCTACGGCTGCTATCGTGACTGGCATTGACTTCTCCATCAACAATGCTCTTGCACCTACGTTTGTGGTTGGCTCTTCGACCACCCCGCAGCTTGAGTATGGCATGGCCACCGTTGAAGGTACCATTACCGCCTACTTCGAGGATGCTGCACTGATTAACCGCTTCCTGAACGAGACTGAGACTGCTCTGGAAGTTTCTGTGGACGATCCTACGGGTTCCTCGGACTACACCTTCTTCTTCCCGCGTGTGAAGATCAACGGTGCTGACGTTCCTGTGGACAATCCGACTTCGCGTATCATCACTCTGCCGTTTGTGGCACTGTATGACGCCACGGAAGCCACGAACATCAAACTTACTCGTTCTGTGTAATCCCCAATAGGGGCTAGGGTGGGCTGGCTTGTCGGGGGTTGGCTCACCCGTTTATCTTTTAATCCCGACTACAAATGGACATACCCGACATGGACCTGAAAGACCTTAAACCTAAATCTGACACTATTGTTGTCACTCTTTATCACCCTGCAACCTTTGAGACCCTCAAAACCGAAGAGGGTAAAGATATGACGATTGAAATCTATGCCCCTCACTCTTTGAACTATAAAGAGGTCGTACACGAGCAAGGTAATCGTCAACTTGAAAAGATGCAAAAGAACAAAAAGTACAAGTTCACTGTGCAGGAACTCGAAGACTTCAGTATTGAACGTCTGGCAAAAACCACGAAAGACTGGCACATTCAACTGAACGGTACAAAACCCAAATTCACTCTTGCTAAAGCTGCTGAACTTTACAAGGAGTTTCCTTGGATTGTTGAGCAAATTCAGGAGGCTGTAGCAGATAACGCACTTTTTTTGACGGCCTGATTTCTGAACTAGAGGACTTTGCTGAACATGAGTTTCGGCTAAACCTCCCGACCTCTGGGACAGATAAGGCTACAAGACGCGAACATTTAGAAGCTGTAGAAAGGCAGTCTGGACAAACTCCTAAAGAATTGGAGGGGCCTGATCCCCCACCCTTTATGGAAAATGTCTGGTCTGCCTTTATTGATTTGAACACCTCCCGTCAATCCGGTATGGGGCCAAACCCGATCACCTTCCAAGAAATTGTTGCGTGGTCGAAACTTTACAATACGCCTTTGCGACCTTGGGAAGTTACCGCAATCAAAAGGCTTGACATGATTTTCATAAAGGTTAATACCGATGGCCAGTCTTGAACCAATTACAATCCCTGTTAATTCAAGCCAAATTCAAATGGCCATTGGTCAAGTCAACAAACTTGAGAACCAACTTGTTAGGCTAGAGAAGGCTCGTCAAAGAGGGATCATTACAGAACAACAGTACGACAAGGCTCTCGCCAACGTCTCTAAACGAATGAACCGCTTTGCTGTTGATACGCAACAGGCTGAGAAAGAGATTATTCGTTTTGGTAATGCCATCAAAGGCGCTAACATTCAAACTTTGAACAACCTTGGTCGTGGTCTGCAAGAAAGCCAAAAAGGTTTTGCCAGATTTGGTCTAGCTGCACAACAAGCTGGTTATCAGGTTGGTGACTTCTTTGTTCAAATTGCCTCTGGCACTAGCCCAATGGTTGCCTTTACGCAACAGTTTGCCCAGTTGGCAGGTTTCTTTGGTGGTCCTTGGGGTGCTGTTGTTGGTGCTGTTGCAGCTATTGGTGGTGCAGCTTACATTGCATTTACTCGGGCTTCTGAGGGCGTAGAAACCTTTCAAGACTCTCTTGACAAGGCTAGAGAGAGCCTAAAAGAACAAGAGTTTGAACTCAGTGTTGCCCAAGGTGGTTTTGCAAGTGCAGAGCAAAAAAGACTCTATGATGATCTTGCAGTTAAAATCGGAGAGTTAAACATACTTGAGGCAGAGCGCGCAAAGATAGCCTCGATGACCTATCAACAAGTCGGTGCCGCTCTACGTCTTAAAGATCAGGAAATAGTCGCTCAACAAGCTGTTGTGGACGGGGCTATTGAAACCATCAGGGCTATGTCTGATGCTGCTGATGAAGCAGAAAGGTTTGCCACAGAGCAAGAACTTCTTAAAAAAGGTCTTAGTCAGTCTACTATTGAGGCCATGAAACTTGCAGGCATTGATCTGGCAAACATTTCTGATGCTGCTCTGAACGCTCAAATCCTTGCTGCTAATCTTGGTATTTCAGTTGGGCTTGCCAGCGAGATTGGCCGACTTTCGGAAATGTCTCCGGGTGAACGTTCTGTTTACACCGGGGTTAAGACAGGTGCTTTGCCGCCTGCTGCACTTAACAGTATTGGTCTTGGTGGTGCAGGGTTTACGACAGATGCCAACGCCCCTATTGAAATGCCGGGGGCTATGCCAGACAATCCAGCCAAACCAAGAAGGTCTCGTGGTGGGGCTAAAACAGACGTTCTGGCAAATTTCCAGAAGCAGTTGGAACTCGAAAGAGAACTCCTTGGCACTTCGGAAGCCTATCAGAAAGTTCGTAGAACTCTTGGTGACACTTTCAAGACCACAAACCCTGAAATAGTTGCAGGTTTGGTTCAACAACAAGAAGAAATCAACAAGCTGGTTGAACTTGAGAAACAGCGTAAACAAGTGATGGATAGCGTCAAAAGTTCTCTTGAAGATGGTTTCATGTCTATGGTTGATGGAACTAAGTCTGTTAAAGACGCCTTCAAGAGTATGGCCGCTGAAATCCTCAAAGAACTGTATCGTGTTCTTGTGATTCAACGCCTTGTGGGGGCTATCTCTGGCGCTGTTGGGGGTTCAACAGGTTTCCTTGGTTTGACCTTCGGTGGGGCTAATGCTTCTGGTGGTTCTATGATTCCGGGTAGGTCTTACCTTGTGGGTGAGAATGGCCCTGAACTGGTTATCCCTCGTCACTCTGGCACTGTTGTCAATGCTAATCAGACTGCTAATGCTGCTGGTGGTTCTGGTGGTGTCACTGTTCAAAACAACATCACTGTGACTGGTAGTGACGCTGCTATGGTTCGTGCCGAAGTTGCTAAGATGATCCCACAGATTACTAACGCTACAAAAGCTGCTGTTATTGATGCCCGTCTTCGTGGTGGTCAAATGAAAGCAGCTTTCTCATGAGGAGAAAATAATTGGCTATTACGTACCCAGTTAATACCCCGACTAATATTGGTATTGCCAACATTACTCTTATGGCTGAAAATGCTGTAGCTATTAGTCAATCCCCCTTCACGTTCCAACAACAGATTGTAGCCCATCCCGGTCAAAGGTGGGCTGCATCTATCTCTCTCCCACCGATGAAGAGGGTGGATGCTGAGAGTTGGGTTGCTTTCCTTCTGAGCCTCTATGGTCAGGTTGGGACTTTCTTGTTGTCTGACCCTAACTGCCCTGCCCCTCGTGGTACTGCTACTTCGGCTACTCTTACGGGGTCTGTTGGAAGCACTTCTCCCACAATCACTATGACTGGCACTTTGTTGGCTGGTGATTATATCTCTCTGGGTTCTGGTTCATCTACTCGTCTTCACAAGGTTGTTCAAGATCGTTCTGGTAGTGGTACTATTGAAATCTGGCCTGCTCTTCGTGAAAGTGTCACAGATGCTGCTGTAGACCTCACAGAAGCTAAAGGAAGGTTCCGTCTTAAAGAGAATGTTACTCAGTGGAGCATCAACGAGATTAGTTCGTATGGCATCACCTTCGATTGTGTGGAGGCCCTATGAGTAGAGACCTGTCTGCAAGTCTTCTTGCCTCTCTTGATGATGAAGTGGTTTATCCCTTCTTTGCCATTGACATTGACTTCTCTAGTGGCCCTTTGTATGTGTGGTCAGGTTATGGTGATCTGACGATTGGTTCTAAGACATACCTTGGTGTTGGTCAACTTTTGAATGTGTCCTCTGTTGAGGAAACTACAGAAATTGAGGCTAAAGGTGCTACCATTACGATGAGTGGTATCCCCTCAGTTTTCTTATCATTAGCCCTTACGGAGCCTTATCAAGGTCGTGAGTGTCGTATCTACTTTGGTATGACTGGCGCACCCAGCGACTATATAGAAGTCTTTTCTGGTGAACTTGACCAGATGAACATTTCAGAAGAGTCTTCTACAGCAACAATCTCTGTAACTGTTGAAAACGTCCTTATTAAACTTGAACGCCCGGTTGTCAGACGCTTTACGAATGAGGATCAAAAATCTCGTTTCCCCGGAGATAGGGGGCTTGAATATGTGGCCTCTTTACAAGACAAAGAAATCTTCTGGGGAAGAAAAGCCAGTTAAAGAAAGGCACCCGACATGCCTATTACCTATCAACAAGAACCTCTTTTTAAGGTTATACCAGAGGTCTCTGAACTTCTGTCCCTTGATTGGTCAGAGGTGGGGAGATTTCCTCTTGATCCAGACTGGGAACTTTATCAAGTTTTAGAGGATAATGAAGCCTTAAAGATATTTACTGTAAGGTCTGACGGAAAACTTGTGGGCTATTTTTCTGTTGTGATAAGTCCTAGCCTTCACTCTAAAGGTAAATTCATTGTCGCTAATGATGTTATCTTTTTGCACCCTGACCACAGAAAAGGGCTTATTGGAACAAAGTTGTTTAAGTTCGTGGAAAGGTGTCTTCAAGACGATGGGTTTGAACAGTTGCAAGTGACTTACACAGAGAGGTTTGATATTTCTAGCCTCTTGTCTAGGCTTGGGTACATCAAGGTCGAGACCAAATTTGAGAAGAGGTTGAATTAGAATGGCTGCATCTGCAATTATCGCACTGGTCTCTACTGCTACGGCTGTTGCAACAACCGCAGGGGGGATTGCAGCATTTTCCTTCTTGGGGATGACGGGTTTTGCCGCTGTTGCTACAAGTTTTCTTGTCTCAACTGCAATGGGCGCAGCCCTTAACGCTCTGACACCTAAACCTAACTTGGCAGGTCTTACCAACTCTTCTTCCCGTGGTTATAGCATCGCTGGTGAAAGTGGTGCAGCCTTGGATCATCAGATTGTTTATGGTGAAGCCCGTGTTGGTGGTGTCCGTGTCTATGATTCTTCTACTGGTGTTGATAACGAGTTTCTACACCGTATTGTAGCTTTTACAGGCCACGAAATTGACGGTTATCAACAAATTTATCTTAATGATGAGGTTGTCACCTTAGATGTTAATGGTAATGTGACTTCGCCAGCCCGTTATAACGGTTTTGTCAGAGTTAAACAGTATTTGGGAACTACTTCACAAACGGCAGACCCCGATCTTGTAAGTGAGACATCTGATCTTACAGACGGAAGGTGGACCACAGATCATCGTCTTCAAGGTATCGCGTATTTGTATGTGCGCTTTAAGTATAGTGCTGACGCTTTTCCCAACGGTGTTCCAGCTATTTCAGCTAAGATTCGTGGCAAAAAGGTTTTTGACCCCAGAACCAATGGTGAAACTTGGTCTGATAATTCGGCACTGTGTTTGAGAGACTATATAACTTCTGAATATGGCCTCTTTCAGGACGGTAGTAAGGTTGAGGACAATCTTGTTATCGCGGCTGCAAATATTTGTGATGAAGTTGTTAGTGGGGAAAAGAGATACACTTGTAATGGAAGTTTTTTAACAAGTTTTGAACCCAGTCAAATACTTTCAGACATGCTTTCCTCTATGGGCGGTTTGTTGTGGTACTCTCAAGGCAAGTGGCGGATAAAAGCCGCTAACTATACCACACCAACTATCACTCTTGACGAGGATGATCTTCGTAGTGGTATTAGTCTTTCTACACGTCACTCTCGCAGAAGCAACTTTAACACCATCAAAGGCAAGTTCAAAGGGCCTGAAAGCGATTGGCAAGAGGCTGATTATCCGGTTGTAAGCGATCCCACATTTATATCTGCTGACAATGGTCTTATCAACACCCTTGACTTCCCGTTACCCTTTACGACTTCCTCGAAGACTGCACAGCGTATTGCTAATATTGCCCTTCGTCGTAATCGTGAACAGTTGACCTTCTCTGCTTCTTTTGGTCTCAAGGCTTTCCAAGTTGATGTTGGTGATTTTATCTATATCAACAACACAAGATTTGGTTGGTCTAACAAACCCTTTGAAGTAACAGGCTGGACTTTTGGTTTGACTGATGGGCTTGATTTACAAGTTCAGATGACACTCCGAGAAATTAGTTCTTCTGTGTTCACTGAGCAATCTGCAACAGTTTTTGAACAGAACAACACAAACCTCCCCAGCCCCTTTAGTGTTGCACCTGTCGGTGTAAATATCTCAGACGAACTTCGTGTTATCAACGAGCAAGTTCTCGGGATTATGAATATTGACCTGTCTTATACCAGTGCTTATGTTGATTATGTTGAAGTAGAGTATAAAGTGTCCTCTTCAAACATTTGGGTAAAAGGTGGTAGGACAGATACAACTAGACTAGAGGTTGTTGGTGTTATAGATGGTTATTATGATGTTCGTGCAAGGGCTGTAAATCAACTGGGTGTTCGTGGTGACTGGACCACAATCAATAACTGGTTTGTCTCTCCCTTTATTGATCCTCCTGCAAATGTGGAAGACTTCTTTGCCAATGTTGTGGGAGCAAACGTTCACCTAATTTGGAAACCTGTTGCCGACCTAGACTTGTCACACTATAAAGTCCGATATTCCAGTTTGACAACTGGGGCCACTTATTCTAATGCTGTGGATGTAGTCTCTAAGATTGCCCGTCCAGCTAATACTGTGGTGGTTCCTGCTAGAACTGGGACTTATTTTATCAGGGCTTATGATAAACTTGGTAATGGCTCTTTGTTGCCAACTTCTGTGGTTGTTTTTACAGAGGTCAGTGAAGTTGAAAACCTAAACGTAGTTGAAACTCTCCAAGAGAACCCCACTTTTAGCGGATCAAAGACAGATGTAGTTGCCACAAATGTGGGGGGTGTGTCTGCACTTATTCTAGACAGTGTTGGCTTGTTTGATAGTGCTCCGGGGAATTTTGACGATACACTTGGGTTGTTTGACCTAGGGGAAGGTGTTAAAGCCCTTGGAATTTACGAGTTCAGCAACTATGTTGATCTTGGTGACAAGTATCTATCTAGGGTCTCTGTAGATTTGAAAGTAACTAGGGTTGATTATGTAAATACTTTCGATTCAACATCTGGTGACTTTGATCTTCGTGAAGGTTTGTTTGATGGTGATCCTGAGACCTTTGACACCACATCTGTAAGAACTCAGGTCTCTTATACAGATGATGACCCTGCTGGTACACCAACTTGGAGTCCTTGGCAAGACTTCTTCGTTGCTGATATTTCGGCTAGAGCAATTCGCTTTAGGGCTTTGTTAATCAGTGAAGACCTTACAGCGTCTCCTGCGATAACAGAGTTGATTGCTTCTGTAGATATGCCAGATAGAGTAGAATCTCAAAGTGACTTGTCTTTTACGGGTTCAATCAATGTTACTTACCCCTATCCTTTCAAAGCAACACCTGCTATTGGGGTTTCCTTGGCGAACTTGCAAAATGGTCAAAGGTATGCAATTACAAGTAAGACACCACAAGGTTTCACTTTGACTGTCTATGATAGTGGTGGTGGAGTTGCCACAAATTCTGTAACACTCGACTATGTGGCCAAAGGCTACGGAAAAGGACTTTAATATGAGTCAACATGACTTTAACATCGCTAACCAAGGTTTCCCGGCTTTTCGTAGTGATTTGAATGATGCCCTTGTTGCATTGGCGTCTAATTCTTCGGGGGCTTCGGCCCCCTCCACTACCTATGCCAATCAGCTTTGGTATGATGACGCCAACAATCTCCTGAAGATGCGGGATGAGGCCAACGCCAACTGGATCACGCTTGGCACTCTGGATCAGGTCGCGAAGACGTTTAGCGTTCCGGCCCTGACAGGTGTTACCGCTTCGGCGGCTGAGTTGAACGTGGTTGACGGGGCTGACACAACTTTGGCACCTGCCATCTTGGCCAACCCGAAGAACTATATTGACCCTGAGAACCGCATCATCAACGGGGCCTTCGACTTCTGGCAGCGGGGGACGAGCTTTACGGCTAATGCCTATGGGGCAGATCGGTGGATTAATGGTGTTGCCGGAGGCACCGTTACTATGTCTCGTCAGGCGTTTACCTTGGGTGACACGCTCGGTAGCAATAGCCCGACTTACTTCCTTCGCCAAACAGTAAGCGGACAAAGCACGTCATCTCAACTTGCTCTTGTTTCCCAACGCGTTGAAGGCGTCCGCTCTTATGCAGGTCAGACCATCACAGTCCTTGGTTGGGCGCGTCGGTCGTCTGGCTCTGGCAATATGGCACTGAATGTCGAGCAGGCGTTTGGCACTGGCGGGTCACCGTCTTCTGGTGTCTATGGCGCGGGTCAGACCGTGACGCTTACCTCTTCGTGGGCAGCTTTTGCTTTGACGTTCTCTGTTCCGTCGATTGCGGGCAAGACGCTCGGAACCAACGGCAACGACTATCTCGCATTGAACATCTGGACTAGTGGTGGCAGCGACTACAACTCCAACACCAACAGCCTCGGCCTCCAGACCATCGGGGTTGACCTGTGGGGCGTCCACATCAAGGTTGGCACTCACACCACGGCGGCGACGGACCTCTACAAGCAGCCCGAATTGGGGCCTGAGTTGGCGCGGTGTCAGCGGTATTATGAAGTGCTGCCTTTGCAGACTTCCATTAACTACAACCTTATATCAACTCTTTATGGTGGAACGGTTTACTGGGCCAAATGGGACTATCGCGTGACAAAACGAGCGCCCGCAACGATAACTGGTGGCTCAGGCTTTACTGGGGCTTTTGCCTCGGAAAGTGCTGTATACTTCAACAACAACAATTCTAACTGGGTCTCTACTGCTGTCATTTACGCAGATTCGGAGCTTTGACCATGAACACTATGACCATCACCTCGGCCAAATACGTTAAGAACCCCATTAGCGGGGAGAACGCCTCCATCTCTGCCACCATAGACGAGCGAGAGTGCTTTGTCCCTCTGCAGCCCGGCAACCGCCACTACGATGCCATCATGGCACAGGTGGACGCTGGCGATCTGGTGATCCAAGAGGCGGACTGATGCAGATCGACAAGCAGGCTCATTTCTGGGCGGGTGCGGCTATCGCTTCTACGGCGGTGGCTTACAACATCGCGCCCCTTGAGGCCTTCTTGGGTGCCGTTCTTATTGCCCTGTTCAAAGAGATGTGGGACGCTCTAGGCTACGGAACGCCCGATAAGTGGGACTTCGTGGCAACCGTCCTTGGAGCAACTGTCGTTCTGCCGCTGGAGATTATCTGATGACACTCGTCCCGCTTGCCTTGCCTCCCGGCGTATATCGCAACGGGACGGACATGCAGGCCGCCAACAGGTGGCGTGATGCCTCTTTGGTGCGCTGGACGGACGGCACGATGCAGCCCGTCGGCGGTTGGCTGACACGCTCCACCATGACCGACAAGCCCCTGCGCGGGGCCGTGGCCTGGCGCGATCTGAGCGGCAATCGCTGGTATGCGGCTGGTAGCTACGCGGGCCTGTTTGTTAGCACGGCTGGCAATACCGTCTACGAAATCACGCCGACATCTTACACGGCTGGCGACAAGGACGCCTCTTTCAACGCGGGCTACGGTGGTGGTTTTTACGGCACGGCGGTTTACGGCATCCCGCGCCCGGACATCGGAACTTACGATCCGGCCACGACGTGGAGCCTCGATAACTGGGGCGAATACCTTGTCGCCTGTAGCGACAGTGACGGTCGGCTTGTCGAGTGGCAGTTGAACACCGCCAACGATGCCGCTGTTATCACGAACGCGCCGACATCGTGCAGCGGCCTGGTCGTGACAGAGGAGCGGTTTTTGTTTGCCCTCGGCGCTGGCGGAAATGGCCGCAAGGTTCAATGGTGCGACCGAGAGGCGAACACGGTTTGGACGCCATCGGCCACGAATGAAGCTGGCGACATCGAATTGCAGACCAGCGGCCAGATCATGCTGGGCATCCGCACACGCGGGCAAACCCTGATCCTGACCGATCAGGACGCGCACACGGCGACCTATCAAGGCCCGCCCTTCGTTTACGGTTTTGAGCGTGTCGGCTCGTCTTGCGGGGCATCCTCGCGTCTGTGCGCGGCTGCTGTGGACGCTGGCGTGTTCTGGATGGGCTCTCGCGGCTTCTTCGTTTATTCTGGCGGGGCCGTGCGCGAGGTTCCCTGCGAGGTTTCGGATTACGTTTTCTCCGATCTGAACAACGCGCAGCGGTCCAAGATTGCCGCCGTTTCGAATGCGAAGTTCTCCGAGGTCTGGTGGTTTTACTCGTCGCAGAGCAGCATCGAGAATGACAGGTATGTAGCCTATAACTACAAGGAAAATCACTGGTCCACGGGCTCTATCTCGCGCACGA